TCAGTTTCGAGCGCATTAAGGTCTGCATCTTCTGTTTCAAGCAGCTCGCGGATTTCGTTTTTTCGTGCTTCGAGCTGCTCAACTGTCATGTTTTCAAAAGACATGGTTAATCCTCCTTACATTGAAAGTAGAATGTTGATTTTTTGTTTCTGCCGCGCCCGCTCTTTCATGGCAGACAACTCCTGTCTGATTTCGGTGATAACTCCCTCACCGAAATTACGGGCAGATATAGAAGTAGCGTCATTAGCCGGGAGGCTAACGGCGCTAACATCGTAGAGTTTTGAAATTTTTGTAATCGTGCGTAATACAGTCACTGTCCCGTCCTCGTGATTTTCCGTGACTTCTCTTTTATCTTCGGCCACACGAAACCCAAATGACATTTTTGTCGTATAGCCGCCCTCTATTTCTTCGTAAAGCTGTCGCCCGATTTCCGTGCCGCCGAGGCTTGCTTCTGTGAAAAGCCCCCGGCCGTCCGGCACTGTTCGCAGCGTGTTGTTTGATGTTCGTGCAAAAACGCGCCCCTCGTGGTCGTACTGCATGATAACGTCTGACATGTCACAATCGTCAAACGCTCTGGCATCTATCTGCTCCATGACGGTATACCCGTCATAGCTCCATAGTTCATAAGGCTCGTTAAATGTAGTGGCGTAGCCTGTTACCGTTTTACTGCCATCTTCTGCAGCACGCAGTTCGAAGTTTTGAACGTCGAAGCGGCGATACTGCCGGCCTTCGTCAAGTTTCTGCTGTATCGTTTTCAGATTCATTTGTATCACTCCCCAAATTGTAGTATTCGCCGCGTATTGGCATCTGATCGCCTACTCCCGGCGGCAACGGCGGCAGATTCCAAATTTCGCGTATTTCGTTTCGCGTCATCAATCCGCGGTCTGCCATCTGCGCCGAAACTGCCAGTTTGTCCGCATTGCTCATATACTGCAGTCGATTGGCCGTTGCCATTACGAAAGCGCCCTGTGATTGTTCACGAAAAGTAAATAGCATTTTTGTGGTAACTTCGCTGAATTGGATAGCGAAGGTCTCAACAACACCTTCGTAAAAAGCCGCCCAGGCATCGCCATACGCTTTATTAGTCAAAACATCTTCATTGACCCCAAAATAATTGTAAACGCTTTGATTTATAATTTTCATTTGCTCGGCATCGACAATATAGGGCTTTGCCTCAATCTGCTTTATGTTGTTGTAGGTGTTTGGAAACAACAAAAGGCCGCCGCCTTTTGCTTCACGGGAAAAGTTTTCTTCTGTAAAGCGGCGCCGCTCTTTTGTTAAATCTTCGGGTTTTGAAAAGTTCGTCAGTTGTGCCATAAAGCGATATGTTGCGGCACTTTTTACGCCCTCTTGAATTCCTTGGTTCTGCATGTGAATCAGATCCATTGTAGGATGTAAAGCTCGGTTTGTTTCGCCGAAGAAATCATTTTTATACTGGAATTTTGTCATAATACCGCAAAAGTCCAGCTCAATTGCCGCCCGCTCACCCCAACCAAACTCATAGCGCAGATATGGGACATTGTTATACTGCACAATCTCGCATTTATGCGGCAGAACTGGGAAGATGCCGGAAGGCTCACCCAGCTCGTCATAGACTGGGACTATAAACGCCGTATTGTGTATATCCAATATCGTTGACAGTCTATATAAAAACTGCGTCCAAGTTTGGAATTCGTTCGGGCTATGTTTCAATTTTGTCTGCAGTTTCGGTCTCGCCGCCCCCTGTACTGTTATCTGCAATTTTGAAATGTGTGTTGCTCTGGCGTTTATTGCTGCTCTTACTAATTCAGACTCATAGACTGAACCGCCCCACGATGTGAATCGCGGCGCGTATCCGTTTAAAAGTCTGAATTCGCCACCGTAGCTCCCTTCCGGCCTTGGACGGCTGCCAAAGATTTTTTCAAATAAACCCATATTTATCACCCCTCATTTTTAAGCTGCTCACTGATTTCGGCAAAATACTTTTGGCGAACGGTCAGCGCGTCCAATAAAGCCGCTGTGCCGTCTATATGCAGATTGGCCGCCAACTTTATCAGACGGCGCCGATTAGTTTCCGCGCTGTGTTTGACAGCGGAATTGAACAGATGAGCTTTGAGCAGCGTATTTTGACCAATGCGAATTTTACCATCTTTTATAAGCCCTTCCATTTCCTGAATAACCGGGGTTAGATTCTCACCTTGGAATACGCTATCCATGTGAAAGCCGTATTGCTGCATGTCGCCTACAAGATATTGAGCGCTATATCGGTCGTACCCGATTTTAAGCGGGTATATCTGGTATTTTTCAATCAGATCTGTAAACCATCTAAAGCAGTCTTTGTAGTCTACAAAGTTCTCACCCGATAAAGCCAACCAACCTTGTTGCCGGTATAAATCATATGGCAGAGCGTCCCGCGCTGTTGCCTCGTCCAGTTTATTGCCCGGCAGGAAAAACTTGCTGATTACGTAAATAACTCCTCCGCGCTCTATAGCTGCGCAGCAGCTTGTCAAGTCTGTTGTCTGCGACAGGTCAATACCTCCGACGCAGTAACAGCCGCGAAAATCTTCCAGGGTAAAGCGATCTGTCGAGGCGTTTTCTATTGTTTTATTGTCGAGCCACGCCAGAACGCTATTTTGCTTGACGTTGCAATATTTTGTTAAAAACTCGGCTTTCTTGCTCAGACTGCCCTCTGCTATCGCAATCTCTTCAAGCATATAATCTACCGACACAGATACGCCTAGATTCGGGCAAGACTTTTGCAGTTCATTTATGTCGTTCCACTTTCCGACGTCATCTATCATGTAGAAAAACGGCGCGAATCGTTTTTCCCGTGAAGTGCCTAAAAGCACGGCAGTGCCGCGCTTTATAAGCTCATCATAGGCGCCTTCGTTTATATATCCGGCCGTCGATATGGATAGTAACAACGGCTGTTCGCGGGCGCCCATTGATGATTTTAAAACTTCATAGAATTTTAAACCTTTGTCACCTTCCCAGCTGGCAATTTCATCCGCTATGCATAACGATATATTGAGGCCATCAGATTTTTTCGCGTTGAATGCCAACGGTTTCGCCGTCGTGTTGCTGTCGCTTATGTAGATATCTGACCGGCGTTTTTTTGCCAGTTGTGCAAGCTCATCGTCCTTTAATAGCATCTGATAAAAGGCATCAAAAGCGAGATACGCCTGTTCCAGTTTCGGCGCCGCGAAATATATACGTCCTCCATATTCGCCGTCGGCATAAGCGCAGTATTCGGCTATTGCCGCCGCCAAAAGTGTTTTCCCCATTTTCCGGGATACGATTATTGCTGCTTCCCGGAATTGGCGTTTCCCGCTCGCGTCTACGATTCCAAACAAAACCGATATCAAAGCTTTCTGCCACAGTTCAAGTTTTATAAGACCGGGTGCCATAGCCCCCTCGTGGTGACGGCAGAAAGTTTCAATAAATTTAATAGCCTTATTTGCTTTTTTGGTATCAAAATAAAAAAGGCCTTTTTCAAGACCTTGTACAATGTACTCGTACCATATCAGAATCCAACGCCCTGCAATTATAGAGCCGTCTTTTATGGCCTGATAATAGGCAAAAATATAATTATTCATTCAAAAACGCGTTTAATTTACTGTCCTTTTTGCTCGGCGGCGTCATTTCGTTGAGCTGTTTTATAATCGCCTGATAGTTTTTATCTGTGGATATAAAAAGCCGCGCCGCCGGACGTTCCCGCTCATATGGTTCAGTCTTTTCCGACTGTGTAAAAAGCTCTGTCGTCCCATTTTTTTCTAAATCTTTCCAGAGCGCGTCTAAATATACTCGCAGCCGCGCAGCCTGAATTATAAGCCCCTCGGCCACCTTGTACTGGTTTGGTGGCACATCTTTATAAATTGCCATCAGCCGTTTAATTTCGCTTTTTTCGGTTAATTCCTTTTTAGCCACGATAAATCACCTCAATTCGCTAAATGGTAGGGGGTCACCTGCTTGTGCAGAGTAATACATGTTGGCACACCTCGGTCTGGACGTTGCTGTATACGGCGGCGTTATAGGGGGGCTATCTGCCCGTTTTCTAAAACTTTAAACCGCCGTTTTCTTTGTTCATGCGCTTCTGCGTGACAATCCCTACAAACTAGTTCAAGATTATCCCAGCCTAATGCTATTTCTGGGATAGTTATATTTTCTGGTGTAAGCTCCTCCAGATGATGGACTATTTCGCCCGCTCGATATATCCCGCGCCGCAAGCACATTTCGCACAGTCCTCCAACGCTTTTGGCGTATGCGTTTCGGCACTTTTGCCAGTTGCTTGATTTATAAAATTTTTTCGCAAACTCTTTTGCCATATTGCCCCAATAAAAGCGGGGCGACGAATTAACGCCGCCCCATGTGAGAAAGGAAGGAAGTGTTGCCCCTACCAGCTGAGCAATACCATATTATCACACTTTTATTATGTTTTTTTCCGCATTTTTTCCGCGGTCATATTTCGACTACCCCATAACAGGCAAGAGTAAACTTTTTCAAAGCCTCTTCTTTCATTTGATAGAGCTTCGTTTTTTCTACGTGCAGCTCTTCGCATAAAATCTCGACGTGCCGATACGGGCGGCAGATGAAAAACGAATACAGGATTTTATACTGTTCCTCTGTCAGCGCCGACAAACCTTTTTCGGTTATATCAATTTCACGCTTTGCTATTTTCATATTGTTTTTAAGTTCGTCCCGAAGCGTGATATTTGATATGAGCATATCTTCCCGGCGGTTTGAATTGCTGTCCTTTGTCGGCGTTC